CTTAACTTTTTCGGTTGGGCCCAATTGTCCTACACGCTTTTGATTAGCATCTAGTTCTTCCGCTACACTTTGTTCTAATGCAGGTCCAACTTTAATACCCTTACTTGCCAACAAGTCTTTGATATGACCGGCTCTTTCGCTGGCCGCTTCATATTCTTGTTGTGTCTTGGCATTTTTTACAGCCATGACCGCTTGTTGATATTGTTGTTGCCATTCTTGTTTGCTTGGTGGTTTGATAGATGACCCGTCTGGATAGTCACTTTCGTCAACTTCTTCAAATGTTTGTACTTCACCTTCTTCTCCAATTCCTATTCTGCGTTTGATTTCACGCTTCATATAGTCATTGTCTTGTTTGTTAATCTTACCTGATTTGGTAACTCTAGGTGACATTTTTCGTTGTAATGGATCGATATCAAAACTGTGATTGTCTCTTGGGAAATGCATTTTGCCTGCACCAGCTTCAACTGTGTCAGCAATCTTATCTCCAAACTCTTGTCTTATTTGAGCAATTACTTCATCACTATCTGGGTACTCATCATTAAGACCATAATATGCTTCTGGGTCTACAGAGTCCTTATATTTGTCAATTAAATCATCTAATCTGGCACGTTGTGTGTCATCAAGACCTTCCGCTACTGCCTGAGGAACCATGTTGATAAAGTTTTCTTCTACTTCTTCATCTTCAGGAATGCCAACTGGATTGTTACTTTGCATTCCATCATCTTCTTCTAAATCTTGGTCTAGACTTTCAGCCCACTCTGCTAATTGGTTTAGTTCTCTATCAATTTTTGTCTCTGCTACTTTTTTGTGTAGTCTTGATAGTATAGGCATTACGCTTTCAATTCTTGGATCAACGGTTTCTTGTACAAACAACTCATTGATATTTTCACCTTCACTATCATCTTCCATTAATGGAGGAGTCCAGCTTTCAAAGTATGCGTTATAACCACGATGACCTGTCATTTTACTTAATGATTCACGTAATGTGTAGTAATGTTGTATACCACTTTCAACTAACTGTTGTGCTGATTCATTAAACTGTTGACCACGTGTAGCACGTACAAATCCTGCCATTTTTTGATATTCTTCGCATAAACTGCCAATATGATTCCAACGCTCATCATGTGGTTTACCACCTTCAGCAATATGTCGTGCATATACACGTGCAATGCCTGGTTTTAATGTTGGTGCTAAGAAACGTTCACCATCTTGATTCTCTAAAAAGATTTTAGCGATATTGCGATAACGTTGTTCACCTTCTTCAATTTGACGGGTATGTTGAATAACCATCTTGATAGTTGGAACACTATCGCTATAACTTGCTTTTTTACCCATTGGGTAATATGCTTCTCCTAAATTATCTTTTTTCTTCATATGATTTCTCCTAGCCATATCTGGTGCCAATTGGTCTTGATTCTTTAATTGCCAACCTTTAAATCCGTTGCGTGTTTTCCATGATTTTAAATCTTCTACAAATCCCAGCCATGTGTCATTGTATCCTATACCTGGTGTTGGTGTTTCTGGACTGTCACCTACATCATCACCATAATACAATATCAATCTACGCTCATCATCAACTGTGGCAAAAACGTCTCCGTATTCTTTACCATCCATAGTAAACTTAAATTTGAAAACGTCGGCATCGTCCTCTACTGGAGTCACTTTACCACTAGAATCTAATGGTTTTGGTGAATACTTCGATAACTTGTTGTATAATTTGCGGTTGAGTGTTTCTGTATTAATTGGCATAATGTATTTATCTAATTTCTTATCCCATTACGGCAAAGAAGGGTAATGGTGCTATCATTTCTTCGTGGTCACGTACATAGTTGTCTAACTCTAAATGATATGATCCTAATTCTTGTATAATTCTAACAGTTAATAGTGTTGCCATAATCAAGTCATCAGTATCACCTATCTTAGCGGCATAACTACCACCATGTGCTACAAACGCTTTCAATTCAGTTATAAGACTACGACTATTTATTTTCATCTTTTTGCTTTCAAGTAGCGTTTTAAATTTAGCACATGCTGTTAATTTACTTTTATTTGTTGTGTTAAAACCTTTGCGTTTTTTACCTGGCTCACTCATAAATATGCCAGGTATATTATTTTCCCCATATTCATTTAATGACACTAATGCGGCTTCACCAATGCTGTTGTTTTCTATGCTATAATATAGACTGTTAGGTTCATTTGTACATTCTACTATGTACTTATTGATTTGTGCTATCAGTTTAATTTGATTGGGGATATCCGTTCTATTGTGCTTCCATTCACCTATTTGTGTAAGTGTGTTTGCTTCAAACACTTGTATACCTGCAGGATCGCCACCTGTACCTAGGCTTGGGTCTAGCCCAACTACATATAAATTTCCTTTAGTTGGTTTCTTATACCAGCGTATTTGCCCCATTCTTTCAATAGGTTCCATGCCTTCTAGTGTAATTAAGGTGTTAGGATTAATCAATGTTTCATCAGCAATAATGAACTCACAACCAATTTCTCGGTTGAAACGATCCTCACCTAATTGTGCTTTCATTTGGTCAGCCCAAACTTGGTCACGTCCTGGTTGTTCATTCCAATATGCACGATATGCTTTGAAACCGTTTACACCTAATTCAGTTTGATTACCAAACTCATCTTCTGTTTTATTAGCACCTTTCCAAATGTACGCAAATTGATCCTCGTCACTATTTGGTGTACTTGTAATAATCGCTTTACCACCAGTTGCTAGTGTTGGTGTAATAGCAGTCCAGAATTCTTTGGCAATGCTTGGTCTTACGAATGCAAACTCATCAAGATACAATAGTGTAATAGACATACCACGACCTGTATTTTCAGTAGTTGTTGCACTAACAATACGACTACCGTTTTCAAAGTCTAGTGATCCTTTGTTGTATGTAGTTACACCTGCTTTAATGTGGTCGGGACAGTTTTCATATGCATAACGTATACGTTGCATAATCTCCTGTGAACCTGTGTATTTGTGTGCGGCAATTAGAATCGTACTATCTGGTACAAACATTGCGTACCATAATAAGTAACCCGCGGCACTTGTTGATTTACCACTCTGTCGAGGCATCAAGCTAATACTATAACGATATTTGTGATATGTTTCAATCAATCGTTCTTGATATGGCCAAGGATGATACAACATACTACCTTTTGTAGGATGTTGTATATAGAAAAAGTTATCCATGAAGTATAGATAACCTGTATCAGGGTCACAACATTTTACAAAGTCTTGTAATTGTTGTTGTGTAAAAGTTGTCTTTTTATAAGGTGTCTTTACCAAAGACGTAGCATTAGTTGTAGCCATAACGTATTTAGCTAAAACTACGACTATTTAGAAAAAGGTTTAGTTATTTAATATCCAACGGTCGTTGTTTAGTAGCTACAATAATATAGAAAGTTTCGTCTACTTTTTTTCTTTCACCATCTGGATTGTTCATATCTACTGGATACTCTACATCAAATGTAAATGTTTGGAAACTATCAATATTAAATCCTGTACGTTGTATCAATGCACCTAATTGATTTTTACCAAGAATACTATAGTGATTTAAATTAAACTCATGTTGTCTGTCACAGTCAGGGGCAGGTACTTCAATGTAAATTTTACCAAACTGTTTTAGTACACGATTGTATTCCATTAAACTAAAGATAGGATATGGACTATGCTCTAATGCTTGACGTAAGAAAATAAAATCTACACTTTCGTCATGATAACCATCTTTTTGTGGTAAGAAACTTAAATCATACTTTTTAATTGTATGACCTTTGTCTTCACATTTTTTAACATCACCGGGACTTAGTGTTACACCAGTTAAATTTGTATACCCACGTTCTTTCATTTCATCTAAGAAATAACCAGGACCACATCCTAAATCTAAGATAGTAGCATTTTTCGGTAAGTTTAGTGGATCAATATAGTCTTTAACCATTTTTGCGGTTAGACTTTTGTGCATTTGGCTATCGCCCTCATCATAGATGTGAGCAGTATATAACCATTCGTTATAAAATTTTAATTTAACTAGGTCAAGTGTTTGGTTGATATCAATCATGTCTTTCATTGAGAATAATCCTTAAATAGATATTATTACTTATTCTCAATAAGATGTCAACAATTATTTTCTTTTGTAACCTTTAAAGGGCTTTGTAACACTTTGTTTATTAGTGTCAGCCATTTCAGTACTGCCCATTGGTGTTAACATTTTTCCACCAGCTTCTCTGCCAAATGCTTTTTCAGCTTGTCTAACCATATCTGCTTCTGCTTTAGTATATGCAACTGTTATCAATGCTTGTCCGTTTGGACCTTCTCTTTCAGGTTCATGCTCATATGGATTTTTTCCATCTGCACCTGCTAAGTAATGTGCAGAATAACGCCATGGATGATATGGACTACTGTTATCTAAGTTAGGATGCGAACGCATTCCCGGTGTAGCGTCTTGGTGACTCTCTGGAAATTTTTGATTTTCCGTAACGAATTCGTTTGCTCTCATATTATTGCTCCGTAGATATGGTAAATTCTAAATCTTCTGTGGCCATATCACTATCTATGTACCCATCTAATTGTATATCTAATCCACCTATTGTATTACCAATGTAAGTAACCTGAGATGCAATAAAATGCAATAGCACTTCATTAACTATAGGATTTGCTAATACCCTAACGTTACCTGCTGTTACATCCATTGAATAACGTGTTAATGCGTTACCTGAAAAAGTAGTGCCGTACCCCGTCCATTTAACATCTAAATTATTATTTGTAATTTGTGCTGAAAGTATAACATCTTGGCTATCAGCAGTTGATGTATCACTACTGCGAATTTGAAAATTGCCTTGTGTAAAACTAGTAACAGGAATTTCACATAATACTTGATTGGCATCTAAACCTACAGTATAAGTTGTGAAAGTGTTTGTGGTTGTAAAGAAAAGATTACTAAAGTTATTATTAATCTTTTGGAAAGCTGTACGTAAAGGATCACCTTCACCGTCATTAGGTGTTGTACCAATGTTAATATATTGCTGATTACCGTATGGACCTTGTGGTGTTGTGTCAAATGACAACATTTTTGCAGTTGGATTTTCAATAACTGCGGGTAAATTATTAATATATAAATTGTTGGTAATATTTATATTACCAGAGTACTCTGGGCTAACATTAGCAGTAATTTCTGGAAATTGATTAGGATCAACCAACTCTACATTGGCTGTTGGAACCAATGCCATTAGATTTGCAAAGTTATTATTAATTTTGTCAAACGCTACACGTAAAGGATCACCCGTGCCATCGTTTGGTAAACTACCTGTATCAATGATTTGTTGAGTCATAATTATCCTAGAGATATAAAGTATTTATCTCTTTAATAGGATTATTTATTGAACTTGTCCCAAAGACTTTTTTGAGTATTGTACCATTCTACCCAACCGTCTACTTTAAGTGAACATTCATGATATTGAGTATAGTTTTTGACTACCGTATCAGCAACTGTGCTTAGTTTGCTGTCATTAGGTAATTGATTTAATTCTGGGCATGTAACAAGCAATTGTTCAGGAACATCAGGAAATTTGTTAGTAATAGGTACACCAACTTTAGTAGTAGAACAACCTGCTAACAATACTGCAAAGATAATAGTAGCATATTTCATTTTAATGTGTCCTTGGATTGTTTACTAGCCGCTTGATTGTGTGCGTCTACAAATGCTTGTGGGATTTCACATTTGCTGTCATATTTTGTTACTTCTCTATCAACATAACGAACTATATCATCACCGCGTGTTTTATAATATTGCGTTTTTGTAATTACTTTTGTAACTATTTTTACGTTTTCTTTTTCTGATTCTGCTTGTACTTGTGCTACCTTAGCCTGTGCTTCTGCGGCTTCAACTTTGAATTCTGCACGTCCAGCTAAATCACCTTCAATATATATACCGGCTATAATTAATACTATGCTGATTGCTCTTACGGGAGTTACGTATATTTTAAGATACGGGAGTAATTCTAGTATTGAGCCAACTAATGCTCCCACTATACCTATTATTAGTATTGAATGATACATCCACATAGGGATGGTTATTTGAGAAAATATAAATGACATCATGCATATATTTATGCAATTTTGAAAAAGGGATCGTTCTTAAGCCAATTATAATAGATTTCAAATCCTTCAGCTACGTCTACTTTAGGATCATAATTAAAGTCTTTTTTAGCGGCAGTACAATCTAATGCACCTCTGCTAGGAAAATCAAAGTCTTTATCACGTACTTCAATTGTGCCACGCCCGGCTAATGATACTGCTATTGATGCGGCATCATATAAAGTAACTGCATGACTTTTTGTAATGTTATATGTTTTATTGTCTGTGTTGTCACTTAATGATGCGGATACGATACCATCTGCGGCATCATCTACGTAGGTGAAATCCAATGTCTCTGTACGTCCGTTAACTTTAAGTATTCCACCACGCATTGCTGTTAGTAAGAATTTACTAATTACTCTGTCTTCAACATCAAGAGGTCCGTATACTGCACTAGGGCGAATTATTGTATATGCTAAATTTTTACGTGCGTAATCTTTAACAAGATGTTCACCTGCAAGTTTCATAATACCATATTGACCAATTGGATTACAAATTGCATCTTCTTTTACAACTCCAGTAAAGTCACCATACACCATTGAACTGCTGATATAAATGAATTTTCTAACTTCATACTTATTACTAGCTTCCAACAAGTTGAGTAATCCTTCACTCATCGTTCTGCTACCAAGTGCAGGATTTGCATTAACTACTTTTTGTCTTGGAAAACTAGCCATGTGAATTACAATCTCAGGTTCTTCAATTGCAAAAGTTCTATCTACTTTTTCTGCATCACATATATCTCTCAACCAAACTTCACTCTTAAATTTCTTGGCACGTTGTGTTAATAGGTAATCAATTTCATCTTGAGGTATAATACCGTAATTTGTTTGTGTGTCCATGATACATACATCATGTCCAAGGTCTTCTAATCTACTAACAACGTTGTGTCCAATAAGACCGCACCCACCTGTTACTAAAATCTTCATAAGAAAAATATACCTTTTATATACAATCCACTCATAATCATGTTTAGTAACCACATACTAGGTTGTTTCCACATGACACCTAACCAACCCCAAAGAATAGCGGTAATCAATCCAAAATATTTATTGATCGGTGTAATATCATGTGAAGTTAAGTATACTGTTACTAATGCTAATAGTGTTGCACCCCACTTGACACAAAATTCTAATTTATTATTCAAACTTTAACCTAAAATATGTTAATTGCTTTGGGGTAAGATATGCTGTAATTGTGTACAGATAGCCCCATGTATTAGGGTGTCTATGCCAAATAGGTTTTTCTATAGTGCAATTTTCCATTACCCACTTGCCAGCATCAGTTTGTTGCCATTTCCAAATGGGTTCGGCAACAAACAAGTCAGGGTCTTCCACGTCACCCATGTTAATTTTATGTACTATATATGGTATTACTTCTTCTGTCATACTGCCATCGGTGCCTTAATTGAGTCCATTGATTTATAATCTATTAATTTTACATCACTCATAGTGAATTTGTCAATAGATGTTACATCTGGATTCAACCAAAGTGTCGGTGGCTGTAATGGTGTACGTATAAGTTGTTCTTTAACTTGGTCGATGTGATTATTATAAATGTGCGTGTCACCTGTACTAATAATCAATTCACCAACCTTTAGTCCACATACATGTGCAATCATGTGTGTTAGTAATGCATAACTTGCAATGTTAAATGGTAGTCCCAAGAATACATCTACGCTACGTTGATACATATGGCAACTTAGTTCGCCACTTTTACTTACATTAAATTGGCTCATAACATGACAGGGTGGTAATGCCATTTCATCTAACTCACCTGCATTCCAAGCATTGATAATATGTCTACGACCATATGGGTCTTTTTTAATACCATCAATTAAATTTGAGAGTTGATCCGTTTCTTTGAAGTGTACGTGACCTTGTCTGTGGAACCAATGGCCGAATTCATTCTTAAATGATTCCGTTTTATGTTCAATCGGTGTCTTCCAATGCCTCCACTGTACCCCGTAGACACGACCCAAGTCGCCCTCAAATTTCGCTTTGTGTTTCCAATACGGTGCCAATGCGTTCGGCGTCCAAATCGTAGTCGTACCTTCTTTGTTTCCGTGTGTGATTTCTGCAAGACGCCTTTCATCACCACTGCCTTCAATAAACCAAAGAAGTTCACCGACGCAAGCCTTCCATGCAAGTTTTTTAGTAGTGACAGCGGGAAAAGATTTACGCAAATCAAAGCGAACACTACGTCCAAACACACTAATGGTACCCACACCAGTTCTATCATCTTTGGTTTCTCCGTTATCTAAAATGTCTTGCAACAAATCTAAATACTGTTTCATAGCTTACCTAATAATTTATCCGTTTCAGGTTGAACAACATCTGCAATAGATTGTACGTTTAATATAAACTCCATGCTAACGATTTCATCATCTAATTCATGTAGTTTTCTACTAACTGCTTCCTCTATTTGGTCAGGGTCTAACCCTTGTTTTAGAAAACGTTCAATATTAATTGTATGTTGACGTTTGCCGTCCAATTTAATTACTAGTTTTCTAATAAACTGAACTGGAATTTTTTGTTTTTCAACATCTTCAAGGATGTGTTCCCATTTTTCAATGAACTCTGGACTCATTATGCACTAACTTTAGCTTTTTTATTGTATGCTCTTTTTGCCTTAGGGGCTTCTACTGCTGGTTTTACTG